CCGCTCCATACGGTTACTAAGATGGACAGCACGTTACAAAAGTAATATTGGATACAATTTTTGGATTTTTGTCAAATGGTGGTTCCACGCACCCTAAACCGATTGGCGGTCGGCCGGGATATTGCTACTACGACGCCCGTTGTCAGGATTCCTACTCGCAGCGCTGCTATCAGGCCCGTTGGTAATGGCTGTTGACAGTCGTCGGTGTCATTACAAGACCGACGCCTATAGTCGCACCGTCCAACGGGTTACCTAAGCACTCTCGCTTGAGATACCCCCCACGAACGCCGATTCATCCATTTGATTATTTTATTAATACATCTCATTCTCAAAATTGTCCACCTCCCGCACGCAACGCCATTGGGCATCTACACAGTTGGTACCAGTCAGATAAGAGGACAAATCGGGAGACCAGAAGGCGAGCTTTCGCTCTATAGCCAGCTGCTCCCATATTGGAACGCCAAAGGCGTTCTCAAACGTCAATCTTGCCTCAGAGGTCACTGGCAATGCTGTAGTCTTGTACACATGAGTATCAAACTCGTGTGACTCGACACCCAGCTCATGCCTGCAACGCATCATAAGACCCGAATTAACGTCGATCCTCTTGAGGCGCTCGCCGTCACCTATGCGTCTTAGCGCCAACGCATACGATTGTATGATCGGCACTCCACGGTTTAGAGCAAGTTCACAGCTACCTACGGCATTCATCATACCCCGGATCAACTTAAGGTTGTTCCAGTGCTTCGTGCCGGAGGTACCATGTGACAAAACCTTCCTCCAATTACGAACCATGCGCCAGCCTGTCATGGTCTTAACCATTTTAGACTGACAAAAGACGACATCGGTCGGTTCAAACGCCTCGTTCTCCAACTTGACTTCCTGGCCGAATTCCAAGAACATACGCGCGAGATTTTCTCTTACCAGTTCCTGGTGTTCTTTAGAGAAAATTAGTAAGCAATCATCACCGTCATCATAAATCTCAAACGGAACACCTAGCTTTCTCATGATCTTTGTAACCATAGCGCTCATAATGATACAATTCCCAAGACCCGTATTCATATCGCCACTCATGCGACGCCCACGACAAACGTAGCGTACGCCATCACGAGTGGCACAACGATTTATAAGTTGGTTATCCAATAACTGTTGAAGAAATGGATCACCAGGAAAAGCACGTTTGTATATTGAGTGCTCTATCTCTAGAACCTTCAAATCCATGTGCTTATCCCATCTAGACGCATCAATACTAAAGCACACGGGGTTGTCGAAACACTCGAACTTACGCCGAATTTCTTCCGCGCGCTCGACAGAATTCTGGCCCTTAGCGAAGATTCTCAAACCACGCTTTGACCGCATGTTGATAATCTTTCTCTCCAAAGGACGCAGGTACTGAGCCAACAAAAGGTTATATCTAACCGACCGCGCCGAAATAATCCGGGGGTCGGGACAAACCTTAGCGGCAGCATCCGCCAACTCCGCCTTAACAAAAGCATTGATACGCGTATCAGCCTTACAAAATGGTCGATCGAGCAAGGACAGACGAGCCCTCTCGTAGACTCCACGACGGGAGTCTTTAAAACTGTCCACGACCTGCGTCATAGTCCAGGGGATAAGGTGGGTTGGTAACCCAGCATACATCCTCCTGACCTCACTACGCAGGTCGGATAACCCGTTTGTTGTTGGTATGGGAACTACACCTATGACTCTATTGGCGATCGCAACCATCTGATTACACACACAATTCGCGTGTGTAAATGGTTGCCAGGTGCCCGGAATACCCGTTTTGATGACGGTTAGAATGCGAGTTCTAGCCTCTTCATGTGTCCAACACCCGGGTGGGTATGGTCCCTTACAGCCCGCAGCCACCTCACTGACCTCCATCTTGTCATGATAGGCGCAGAGCGCAGGGACCTGTGTTGGACGGCCCTATTTACCCGCACGAAGTGACCAGTCGGGTTTAGCGCGAACGCAACTGGTCAATCTCCACCATAGCGACTTCTTCTTCTCAACCGTTTGGCCATCAACGCGATGATTATGTATGTCAACCCGTTTTTGAAACCAACGTCTAGTGTAGAGCTTACCCATCTGCTCCTCACTAGGCGTAGGTTTCATCACCTCTAACACAGCCTTAGCGCAAATCTCATGTACCAACAACTCGGACGGGATCTTCTTGTCCTTACACCACGCATAGGCCATCCTCATGAGCCCCTTAGCGGTGTCTGCTGTTCTGGCACACATGTAGATCTTGGTTGAGAGGTAGGCAGCAAGCTCGTCATTAACATGGCAGCCGGCGGGCAATGCACACCCACCGCCCTGTCTAACAGCAATCTCCTCCGCCTCCTCCTCGAGCTCCTTGACCTTACGCGCCGCATCGGCAGCAGCTGCCCTGCGCTGGGCAACTGCTGTAGCACCACCTGCGACCTGTGGCGCCGCAGTGACAGGAGATGAAACACAGCCCACAGCACCAATGCCAGTATAACAACTGCCACAGAAACCACGAGCAATATTTTGACCACCTGCCAATACGACTCCACAACCCGCACAATCTCTTCTTCCAGAACCACTGCTTCCTGCTCCACTTCCTCCACTGCTAGGACCGCTTTGTTCTTGAGGTCCACTAGAGGCTGTAGGAAGCGCTGCAAACCCTGTGCAGCATTGCCGCGGGGGGACAATTGGCGGGACAACAACTCCGCCTGCAGCCCCCCCGCTGCTACTGATTGTACTGTTAGAATTAGTATGGTGACGCTGACCACCCCGGCAGCCACGCCGTGTAGCCTTCGGTCTCCACGTGTTACCACGCGGACCCGACATCGCTGACTGATTTGATTCGTCGCTATCAGAAC